GTTTCACGTTAGATTTAAAACTAACGATGCAACACAATCTGATATTGTTGCTGGTTTACAGCTTACTGATACTACACCATTAGATGTAACAGATGGTATCTTCTTTTTAAAATCAGATGGAGCTGCAACTATTAGCTTTATCGTTGAAAAAGATAGCACACAATCTACATTGACTTTGCCTAACTCATTGGCAGATGATACTTTTATGACTTTAGGTTTTGTTTATGATCCTAAAGATCAAAAGTTTCATGTGTATCAAAACAATGTATTAGCTGGCACAGTGGTTAGCACAAATAGTCCAGATAACGAAGAACTAACACTTTCTTTCGGTATTCAAAATGGCGCTGCTGCTGCAAAAACCTTGAGCGTAGATTACATTGGTGCACATAAAGAACGTACAGCTGTAACTGAGCTGTAAGGAGTAGATAATGGCTGATACAGTAACAAGTCAGACTATCCAGGATGGTGAAAAAACAGCAATACTGAAATTTACCAACGAAAGCGATGGCACCGGCGAATCTTCCGTAAAAAAAGTTGATGTTTCTGCTTTAAGCAAAGACAGCAGAGGAAGATCTTGCAGTTCTGTATCTATATCAAGAATATATTGGGCCTGTAGAGGCATGGGCGTTGACATAGAGTTTGACGCTAGTACCAATGTATTAGCGATACCATTACCTGCGGATAGCACAGGTGACGAATACTATGATTTATTTACTGGTATTCCAAACAATGCAGGATCCGGGGTGACGGGTGATATAGACTTCACTACTGTTGCACACAGTAACGGCGATGCTTATTCGATTATCTTGGTTTTAACTAAGAACTACTCATAAATAATAGGGCGGTCTTACGGCCGCCTTTTTTTAATATGGCAGTGAAGAGAAAAAAAGATCCGAGATTAGCAAGAGCTGGAGTTAGCGGTTTTAATAAACCAAAAAGAACTCCAAATCATCCGACCAAGTCGCATGTTGTAGTTGCTAAACAAGGTGACAAAATAAAAACGATTAGGTTTGGACAGCAAGGAGCTAAAACAGCTGGCAAACCAAAGGCAGGCGAGTCCCGCAAAACAAAAATGAAAAGAAAATCATTTAAAGCTAGACACGCTAAAAATATTAAAAAAGGAAAAATGTCGGCAGCATATTGGGCCGACAAGGTGAAATGGTAATATGGCAAAAAAGAAATTAAATAAAGTTATTAAGGGTTTGAAAAAGGCTAGTAAAACCCATGCAAGTCAAGCTAAAACGCTTGAGTCTATTAAAATGAAAAAAGGTGGTGGTGCTAAATCCAAAACACCAGCAAACGTAGCTAATCCATCTATTTATGCAAGAGCTAAAGCTAAAGCAAAGGCAAAGTTTGACGTATATCCATCGGCTTATGCAAATGCTTATATGGTTTCAGAATACAAAAAAATGGGTGGTAAATACAAAGGTGCTAAGAAAAAAGCAGCTGGCGGTGAAATGAGCTTAAAACCAATCCCGGCTGACAACAAAGGCTTACCAAAATTACCTAAAAAAGTAAGAAACAAAATGGGTTTCATGCAAGCTGGTGGTGCTGTAAAAATGGTCCAAGGCAGAGGTTGTGGAGCCATGATGCAAAGCAAACGTAAGAAAACAAGAGTGCCGAGCGCCTAATGAAAAAGAAAAAAGATCCAAGGGTAGGTACAGGTAAAAAACCTAAAAGATCCGGCAGAAGGCTTTACACGGATGAAAACCCAAAAGATACAGTTAGTATCAAGTTTAAAACCATGAAAGATGCTACTGCTACAGTAAATAAAGTAAAAAGAATCTCAAAACCTTTTGCTAGAAAAATACAAATATTAACTGTCGGCGAGCAAAGAGCTAAAGTAATGGGAAAAACAAGCATAGCTAATATATTTAAAAAAGGTAAAGAACAAATTAGGAAAGCTCATGGCAAAAAGTAGCGGCGGACTTACTGAGTGGTTTAAGCAAGACTGGGTAGACATCGGAGCACCAAAAAAAGGTGGTGGCTTTAAAAAATGTGGCAGATCCAAACAAAAAGCAGATGCTAAAAGAAAATATCCAAAATGCGTTCCAGCTGCAAAAGCGGCAAGAATGAGCAAAAAACAAATTAAATCAGCGGTAAGAAGAAAACGATCTAAAAAACAAGGAGTTGGCGGTAAACCAACCAACGTTAAAACTTTCGCTGCAAAAGGTGGTATGATAAAATCAAAACCTAATATGGGTTTATACGGCAGGAGCTAAATTATGAAAAAACCAAAATACATGGCAAAAGGTGGCAATCCTAAATACATGGCAAAAGGTGGAAATCCTAAATATATGTCAAAAGGTGGCGCAGCTTTGCAGAGTGAAATGAAAGCTAATCCAGGCATAAGCAATATGCCTAAATCAGTAGCGGCAGCGTTAAAAGGTGTCGGCACTAGAGCAAAAGGTCAAGCTAACTTATTAAGACCTAAAAAAACTCCACCAGCTGGCGGCATGAAGTAAAATTTTTTATTAAATAAAGTGGCGTATTTAATATCAAACATACCGCAGTTTAAGTGCTGGGTAAGAAAAGAATTTACTGCGAATCATCAAAACTATCATGGTGAGTATTTACATGCTTTAGCTTTTGCCGTGAATACTATTCCAGATAGGTCGTTGTCATTTCAAGTGGTTTTTACTGGTTGTGAAGATTTAGAAAACAATATACATGGCGGAGCTATGTGGGCCCGCATGCCGATAGAGGCTCTTATTGCAGATGAACCCCTACAAGAATGGCCGCAACCCTTACCAGATCATTTAGCTCAACCATGGGACTGTCTAAGTCATCATCATAGCGTTGTGGTTTTAGATCGTGTTAGTTCTAGTCCTTGGTATTGCAAAATTGCAGGAGAGTTTCATCTGGGTAAGTATATGTTTACTGTTGATTACACAGAAAATTCTATAGCAGACTGTCCAGCACAACACAAACAATCGCATGTGCTATACTTAACCGATGCTGGTCCTTGGACTGGTAATTTTGTTGCATTACCAAATAATCGTGTACGAGCAACAAATCCAGCGCTGTGGCGAACAGGAGAGGGTGCTCCAGATTTTGCACCTTCGCAATGGGTTCACTCAGCAGAGCAGCATGAGAGCTATACAGATCCAGCAATAGTGTTTGACAATTTATACGCCGGAGCAGAAGATAGTGATGAGGAATAGTTATGGCAACATCTGGAAGTAAAGATTTTGAGCTAGACGTAGCTGATTACGTTGAAGAGGCTTTTGAGCGTTGTGGCATAGAGCTACGCACTGGTTACGATCTTAAGAGCTCTACAAGAAGTCTTAACTTAATGCTTGCAGAGTGGGCAAACAGAGGCTTGAACCAATGGTCTATTAAAGAAAAAACAGTAGACATGGTTAAAGATACTAAAACTTACAATATAGACAGCACCAATGCTACAGCACCTATTGATGTGTTAGACGTGTTTATAAGAGAAACTGTTGGACAGGATGCTACTGATATACCTATGACCAGGCTTAGTAGAGCTGAGTACGCACATATCACAACAAAATCTACGACAGGCAAACCCAATCAATTTTTTATTAATAAACAATTAACACCGACTATTTCGGTTTGGCCAGCGCCAGACAAGTCAAGCACCTACACAATACACATGAACGTCCTAACAAGAATGGACGACGCAGACGCAGGAGCGAACACGCTTGACCTACCATTTAGGTTTTATCCTTGTTTGGCAGCTGGCCTTGCATATTACTTATCATTAAAAAGAGCACCAGAAAGAACACAAATGTTAAAAGCATTGTACGAAGAAGAGTTTGCAAGAGCTTTAGCACAAGACGAAGATCGTGCATCTTTTAGAGTTTCACCAAGTTTAAGGAGTTATAACAACGCATAATGGCTTTTGCATCCGGTAAATTTTCTTACGGCATCTGTGATATAACAGGGTTTCGCTATAAATTAAAAGACATGCGTAAAACTTGGGATGGTTTATTGGTAGGTCCAGATCAGTGGGATCCTAAACATCCACAGCTCATGCCAAAACCATCTACCCAAGATCCGCAAGCCGTTAAAGATCCTAGACCAGATACCAGTGATGACAATGCAAAATTCTTGGTTTATACCAATGTGGGCGATGGCAAATTAGGTTCTGTGTTAGATACTTTTTCTATTACAGCTGGTATAGGTGAGGTTACAATAACAACATGAGTTTTACACTAGGCACATTAAAAACAGCAATACAAGATTACTTAGAAGTATCTGAGTCAACCTTTACTACACAGCTGCCTACCTTTATAAAAGAGGCAGAAGATCGTATTTTTTCTTTTGTGCAATTACCAGAGCAACGTAAAAATGTCCAGGGCACAGTAACCACTGGCAATAGGTTTCTAGCTACGCCAACAGATTTTTATTCACCTATGAGTTTGGCTATTATTAGCTCAGACACATACGATTACTTAGATTTTAAACACCCATCATTTATCAAAGAGTATTCTTCTGGAACGACAAGAGCAACTCCAAAATATTATTCTTTATTTGATGACACAGCTTTTGAGGTTTCACCTATCCCAGATGCGGATTACACAGTGGAACTTCATTATTTACACAAACCAGTATCTCTTACCAATGGTAGTGACAGCGGTACAACTTTTTTATCTACAGATTATCCAGACGCTTTATTGTATGGATCGTTGGTAGAAGGAGCTATCTTCCTTAAAGAACCTACAGACGTCGTTACTCAGTTAGAGGCACGATTTAAGGAGGCGGTAGCTAGAATGAAAAATATCTCAGAAGGTCGTGGCACACGCGACGAATATCGGTATGACTCAGTACGCTCCAAT